CAACCTAAAGATGGAGCAAATTATTATGGATACAATACACTTAATGTAGAATACATTTATATGGCATTTGCATAATCAAAGATTTAAAAATAATAATATATAAAATATGGCATCAAATTCTTCAAGAGACTTAAGACACTACGCTGGAGCGGCAGGTATATTTGCATTAGTTATTGCACTATTACTTTTTCTTTCCTTTTATCAAATACCAAAAGACAACAAAGATATATTTGTATCTATAGTAGGTATGATAGTAGGATCTTTATCTGTAGTTATATATGCTATTATAGGTAGAAATCCAGATGAAGTAAATGCCTTAAAAAATAAAAACGAATCATTACAATTACTTGCAGATCAAATGGAAAAAAGAAATGATCAGTTAGAAAAAATGATAATTGACATGCAAAGCGATATAATTGACAAGCTTACTATACTAGGTGCAACAGCATTTGATACTGTATATAATAAGAATAAGCAATGTACATGCGGCAATAACTCATGTACTTGTAAAGGTGCTTAAAATTAAGTGATAATAAACTGTAAACCTTATCATTAATTAAACCAAAAACCAATGACACTTTTTTACAAGACTCAATCGTGGTCTAGTCAACCACATTTATCCGAAGAAACCAAAGAAATTTGGAAACGTTATTCAAAGAAAAAGAACTGGAGAATAACACAACTTCCTAATGGCTACTACCAAGCTGAATGGAATGACACTAATGACAACTGGAACGGAATTACAAGACGTGAAACAATTGAAGCAGCTGAAAAAGCTATTGAATCTTCTATTGAACATTATCTTAAAAAGCTAAAACTTTCTGAAGGGCCTGTTGTTGTAAAGACCTTTAAATAAACAAAATCAAATCAAATCAAATTAAATTAAATTATGTCAGACGCAATTGTCAAAAACCTCAGCTTTGGTAACGAAGCTAAGGATCAACTATTTGAAGGTATTAATAAACTCACAAAAGCCGTTAGTTCTACATTAGGCGCTAGCGGTAAACGTGTGATATTAGAAGATGGAGGAGGAAAGCCTATTATAACTAAAGACGGTGTAACCGTTGCTGATTCAATAGTGCTATTAGATCCAATAGAAAATATGGGTGCTACGCTTTTAAAGGAAGCTGCTAGAAAAACTGTGAAAGAAGCAGGTGATGGAACCACTACTGCTACAGTACTAGCACACTCAATCTTAACGCAAGCTTATCCAAAACTGGAGGAGCTTGGCGCTAGGAGTTTAAAAGAGGGTATTGATAATGCTGTTAATAAAGTAATAGATTACTTAGAAACAAACTCAATAAAAGTAACAGGTCAAATGATAGACCAAGTTGCAAGCATCTCTACAAATAATGATAAAGCATTAGGTTCTGTTATAGCTGAAGCATTTAGATCGGTTGATGAAACCGGTGTTGTAATGATGGAAGCTACGGAATTATCAGAAACTACTTCTGAATTAATAGAAGGAATGCAATACAATAAAGGATTAACAAATTCACATTTTGTTACTAAAGCAGAAGCAAGAGTTGCTGAATTAGATAATCCATTAGTTTTACTTATTGAATCACCAGTTGAGAATGTAAGAAAAATACAAAACATCTTAGAGCATGCTATTAAAAACAATAAGTCATTACTTATTATTGCTGATTTAGATCCTAAAGTTATTTCTACTTTAGCTATGAATAAAATAAAAGATGTTATTAAAATAAATGTTATTAATGCACCTACATATGGTATAACTAAAAAAGATATGCTAACAGATTTAGCATTATTAACAGGTGCTACTATTATTAACGAAGATTTAGGTGATGATATGGATATGATACTACCGGAACATTTAGGTACATGCATTAAATCTATCACTAACGATACTGAAACAATAATTAGAGTTAAAAAAATAACTGATGAAGTAGCAGACATTATAGTTACTATAAAAGAAGATTTAAATAAAAGTAATACTGCCCCTGAAGTTATAAGACTAGAAAAAAGACTAGCTAGGTTATCTTCAAAGATTGCTACTGTAAAAGTAGGTGCAGATTCAAGTATAGAATTAAAAGAAAAAACTGATAGAGTAGAAGATGCTATTTGTGCTACGAAAGCCGCCATTAAAGAAGGCATTGTTGCCGGTGGAGGTGTTGCACTTTTAAATGCTGCTATGTTTATCAAACCTAAAGATAAAGCTGAAAGCGTCCTTCTGGAAGCTATTAAAGCTCCCTATCACATTATCTTAGACAACGCTAATATTAGTGAAGCACATTCTGAAAAGAAAGGATGGGGACTAGATGTGATAACGGGTAAATCGGTTAAGATGGTTAAGGCCGGAATAATCGATCCTTTGCTAGTAACAAAAGCAGCACTTAAAAATGCAGCGTCTGTTGCAACAACTATTTTATCTACTGATTGTATAATTAATAATTTAAGAATTAATGAAGGCAATAGGTAGAAACTTAATCATAAGTAAAGACAAACAAGGTACTTCTGAAACCAAAGGTGGTTTGCTTGTATCTGAAAATCAAAGAGAAGATTTAAGATATAATAAAGCAGAAGTAATATCAATAGGTTCTGAAGTAGTAGGTATTAAAGAATCAGATAATATTTATTATGATAGCGCAGCGGGCCATAACATAGAAATAGATAAAACTATTTATCAAGTTATAAAGCTTCAAGATGTTGTTATAGTAATATGAGAAGATTAGAAGCTAAGGACTTAAAAGAAATGAACTTAGTTAAACATTACCGAATAATAAGGCAATGGGCAGCTAAGAACAATAATTTAACCAGTGCTGATATAGAACTTCTTATATATTTAGATTGCATAGATATATTTAGTAAAATAGATTTTAAAATGGGTGCTTATTCCTATAGCTGGGACAACAGAAGATGGAATAGATTATTACAAGAAGACTGGATTAAAGTTTGGCGTCAAAGAAATCATACTACTCAAAAATATAATTTATATAAAATGTCTTTTAAAGGCAAGCAGTTAATAAATAGAATATATAGAATAATGCTGGGTGAAGAAGATATACCAACCAGTGAAAGAAGAAATGTTATAATGCTAGGTAGAACATACACCGATACAGTATTAAAAACATCAATAAACAACGTAAACAAAGACAAACACAGATAACCAAAAACAAAAAAAATGAAATCACCAGCAGTAGTAAAAGCAGAAGCAGGCGTTGTAGGCGCTAACGCTCTTTGGGATGGACCATTAAATACAATGGGTTTTCCTATGGGTAGAGGATCTAGTTCAGGGATTACAGGCATGCAACTTAAAAAAGCAAGCTGTGCTTATAAAGCAGGTCCTATAACACAACTTGCCAAAGGTTCTATGTAAAATATGGAGGCTAATGATATTAAGCTTATAGCTCTAAATGGAACTGTAGGCGTTGTAACCATGACAAACTTAGAAGTTTGGTTAAAAGTAATTTTGTTGATTGTTACAATCGGTTATACACTAAGTAAGTGGATTAAAATAAAAAAGTAATGACATATATACAAAACAATTCGCCTTTTTTAAAAACAGCAGCCTGGACTAGAAAAGAAGGTAAAGATCCTAAAGGGGGATTAAATGAAAAAGGAGTTAAATCTTATAGAAAAGAAAACCCTGGAAGTAATCTTCAAACTGCTGTAACTACGCCTCCTTCTGAATTAAAAAAAGGTAGTAAAGCGGCTAGAAGACGTAAATCGTTTTGTGCAAGAATGAGTGGAGTAAAAGGCCCAATGAAAAAGCCTAATGGTGAACCTACCAGAAAAGCTTTAGCTTTAAAAAAATGGAATTGCTAATAACTAAACAAAAACAATAACAACAACAACAACAAAAACAAAGAAACTATGGGACACATGAAATCAGACGAACGTTATGATGCTAAAGAAGCATATGATAAAAAATTGTCATCTTCAGCTAGAATGCATTATTTAGAAAATGATATAGCAGATAGAAAAGGACATTCAGGAAGTTACAGCGGTAATCATCCAAGATATTCTTCTCCAACATCTATGATGGGACAAGGCCAAATGGGACAAGGCCAGATGGGACAAGCAAAAGCTGATCTTGCATATAATCCAGTAGATGATATATCAGGACAAGGAACAGAAGGTACAAATGCTGCTATGATGATGAAGAAAGATATGTCTCCTGCGTATAATATGAATAAAGGGTATGGACAACAAGTTGGAAGCCCTTCTGTAGCTAGCCAAAAGTATGGTGGCAATAAGGGTGATGAAAGTATGTCAGATAGAGACTATAGCGCTCCTACTAAAATGTATGGCGGAAAAAAAGGAGATATGAGTAAATCAAGAAGAGACTATTAATATATAATTATGAGCAAACTAGGATATAAACAAAAAGGCATATCTATGCTAAAGTCCCCATTAAATATAGACGGTGTTACAGGTGTTACAGGTGTTACAGGGGCTAACAGTGGATTAAGTAAATATGCAATAAAAGTTAGAAAAGAAAATGCAGAACATAGTGCGCGGGCTAAAACAATTCGACAAGCACCTGGTAAACTATTTAATGCTATAACCAAAGGCCTTTTTAGGAGCGGAGCTGAAATTCGTGCCGATATCGATGCTCGAAAAGGAAATGCAAAATCTAAACCTATAGACGCGCAAAATGAATCTAATAAACGGCGAACTCCAAGTGAAAGCGCAGGAAAAGGAATTTATCCTAGCACCGGTAAAAACACAACCGGGTTCCAGTTTTTTGATCACACTACTCTTAAGCCAAAAGTACTAGCTGATCCGCCACCACCACCGCCAGAAGGGGGAAATGGGGGAAGAAGTTTTAAAGATGCTTATGCAAAAAGAGACATGGACACCTACGGTAGTTTATCTCAATCTGAATTTACTACAGAAGCTAAAAGACAATTAAAAGGTGGAAAAGTACCTGGTTCTCAAATGAGAGGAAGCTCTAACAAATCAGTTAACGCAGGTATTAAAGGCCCAAATAAAGAAGAAGTTGCTAAGGCAAAATCTAAATTATCACAGCTTAAAGTTGATCCTAAGGGGCAAACAATAACAGCGGGAAAAGTTACAAAAAAAGATATACTTGGTGCAAAGTCTGCTAAATCAATGTCTAGACAAGAAATTAAAGGTCAGAAAGAGGCTAGCAAAAAAGAAGGTAAAATGTCTAGAAAAGAAATTAGATTGCAAAAACTAAATTCAAAAGCTGCTTCAACAAAAAGATCAACAAATAAAACAATTAAAAGCATAGATTCTAAAAAAGCTGAATCCGCTGATACAAAAGCAAAACAAACTAGTGCAAAGTCTAGCCGAGCCATTTCAATTGATAAAAAAGCTAGGTTAGAAAAAAAGGCCGGTAAACTTAAATCAAGAATAGAAGTACAAAAAAACAATAAAGCTAACAGAGAAGCAAATAAAAAAATTAGAAAAAACAGATAGGACTGTATAAACCCTAGCAAACAAAAACAACAACAATAACAAAAACAAACACAATGGCTAAATTTTTATCATTTAACGTTACTAATACTGGCGCTGCAACAACAGAAGGAGAGTACTTAGTAAACGTAGATCAGATCAGTGCACTAACTTACGTTACTGCAACAGGTGTATTAACTGTAGAATTAAAAAATACTGCAACTTCACAAATTGCATTTTTACTTTCAACATCTAATGCAGGAGCAGCTGCTGTACCAACAATTACTGCAGGAACTCCAACACTTCAAACAGTTAACAGAGCTTTAACCGCTAATCCAGGTGGAGTAAAAGCTTCTGTTGGTTTTGGAAAAGATCAAACAACTGGTGTACCAGCTCCAGGACAAGCTCCTTTAGTTGGCAACTTACAAATATTTGTAACCTCAGTTGCTTATACTGCCTAATTATTAATTCATATGCCTCTTGCTCTGGTAAGAGGTATATAATCTTATTTATATGAAAGCAACGGGGCTAGGCGATACAATTGAAAAAATAACAACCGTAACAGGTGTTAAAAGTGTTGTAGGTTTAATTTCTAAAAATTTAAAAAAACCTTGTGGTTGCCAAAAAAGAAAAGAAGCTTTAAATAAAAAATTTCCTTATGGCGTTTAAATTAAACACACCACCTTATAATCAAGATAATACACCTATATATAGTGTAGATTTAGGAGATGATGTTTTAGGCAAAGCTAATAATAATGGAACTATATTAGTTAATAAAAATTTAAATCCAAAAAAAATTGATAAAGTAGTTGGCCATGAAATGGTACATATAGATCAATTTAAACGAGGAGATTTAGATTATGACGATAAAAATGTTTACTGGAAAGGTAAAACATATTCTAGAAGTAAAATGCAAGAAGGTGCTAAAGAACTTCCTTGGGAAAAAGAAGCATATAACAAAACAAAAAAATAATATTATGAGTACATTTATGTCAAAACACGCGGCAAATCTTTTAAATATTAATCCAATGGCTAAAAGAGCAAGCGCAATGGAAATGAAAGGCGATTTAGATAAGGATGGAAGTATGAGTTCTTACGAAACTACTCGTCAGAAAGCAATTGAAAAAAATATGAAGAAGTAAAATGTGGAAATTACTAGTAGGTCTTTTAAAAGGCGGGGATAATAAAAAATCCGCAGCTGGTAATTTAGCGTGGGAAATTCGAGAAGCTATTAAGGGCAAAGAACTAGACCCTAATGAAATTATTGAATTACAAACTAAAATAAATGAAATTGAAGCCGGACATAGAACATTATTTGTTGCAGGCTGGAGGCCTTTTATAGGTTGGATATGCGGAGTTGCATTAGCTTACAACTTTGTAATAAGAGATTTATTTATTTGGATTACAAAAACAGCGGACGCTCCTCCGGCATTACAAATGGAGCATTTAATGACTGTACTATTGGGTATGTTAGGCCTTGGGGGTTTACGTACTTTTGAAAAAATAAAAGATAAAACAAAATAAAAACATGTATCCACAAAATCAAAGTACTATGTACACTAACGCCGTTGCGTTATTAACATCAGCAACCCTGAGATCACCAGGAGCAACCGCCGCTGGAATACCAGTGGGTCAATTTGCATCAACTCTTTCTGGAAATATTCCTGTTAGTACAACTGTAATAGCATTTGCTTCAGGCGGTACTTTTTTAGGTTCTGCTCAAGAAAGACCTACTGCAGGTTATCAAAATAAAGATAAAGGCGTATCTTACAGATTAACTACAGATAATGCAGGAACAATAATTAATTGTGTTGTTGCATCAACACGGGCAGCTGGTTCAGCCCAAGCGGCTGTAGTTACCGCTCCAGTAAATCCAGGTGCAGGTCCTAATATGGGAGTCGCGGCACAAACAATAATTTTTGATGCAGCATCTATTACAGCTGCCTTTACGGCTAGTAATGATGGTAATGCTATAACGGGAGCCTTAACAGTTACTATAGCTGCAACAGATTTACAAAGACCTTTTAGCGGAGGTACAGGCGCAGCAACAAACGGTATCTATGAAGCTGATATACAGTCAGGTGGTGATGCTTTTGGATTATATATTAATGGAGCAGCTGGAGGAAGTGCTGTTAAAGTAGAATTAGCTTCAGCACCACCTAATCAAACCATTACCTTAAATGGTATATTGCAAGGAACAACATTAGACGGATTATTTAGAAAAGTATACACAACTGATGCTGCAACTACAGCAACAACTATTATAGCATTATATTAAAATAAGTTAAATTAAATTAAATTAAATCAAATGACAAAAGTAAAAACAGAAGTAAAGAAAAACAAAGTAACAGAAGAGCAACTTTCTAAAGTTAAAGAACAACAAACAAAAATGAATAATCTTTTAAGAGATGTTGGGTTTGTTGAAAATCAAAAACACGTATTACTACATGAATACGCTGGTATAAGCCAAGAAATGGAAGAGTATAAAAAAGAATTAGAAAAAGAGTACGGTGCAATTAGCATTGATTTAGAAACAGGTGAATATTCTGAAATAGAAAGTTCTGAAGAAGTAAAGCAATAAAATGTCTAGTATTATAAGGAAGATCAGCATTGGTTCTGATTATAAAAATGATGCCATGCACTACTCCGTTGGACAAGAAGTCTATGGGGGACATAAAATAGCTTATATCATATTTGAAGATACTGATGGTTCTTATAATATTTTTATTAAAAAAAACAACGAGGTATTGCCGTGGAAGAAGTTTAATACTAACATGGCGGTATCTGTTGAATATAATTTAGAATATGAATAGTGTATACGATTTTATTGTTGAACCAATAGGAGAAAGATATAACAACACTTTAAAAATAAACGATAAAAATTTAATATTAAATTCTAGTATAGAATCTTTTAAATTTATAAATAAAAAAGCTAAAGTAATTTCTGTACCATTAGCATATAAAACTTTAATAAAAATAGGTGATGAAATAATAATACATCACAATGTTTTTAGAAGATATTATGATATAAGAGGTAAAGAAAAAAATAGTAGCAAATATTTTAAAGATAATTTGTATTTTTGTCAAATAGATCAAATTTATTTGCATAAAAAAAATAGTGAATGGAAAGCTTTTGGAGACAGATGCTTTGTTAAACCTATTTTAAATAATGACTATTTAAAGCAAGATAAAGAACAGAGCCTTATTGGTATATTAAAATATGACAATAGCTCTTTAAATGCGCTTGATATTAGCTCTGGTGACCTAGTAGGGTTTACACCAAATGGCGAATGGGAGTTTATAATAGATAACGAGCGTTTATACTGTATGAAATCAAATGATATTGTTATTAAATATGAATACAAAGGAGACGAAGTTGAATATAATCCAGGCTGGGCAGTTAGCAGTTGAGGAATTAATTAAAGTAGCTAAAGAAGCAATTGTAGATTCAGGTGATGATATATCTGCAGATAGACTTAAAAATGCTGCTGCAACTAAAAAACTAGCAATATTTGATGCGTTTGAAATATTAACTCGAATAGAGCAAGAAGAAAAAATGTTAGAAGATAATACAAAGCAAGCTAATAAATTTGGCGGTTTTGCTGAAAGCAGATCTAAATAATGTATCAACAAACGTTATATTCAATAGTAGATGATCACATAAGACCTAATACTTTAAAAAGATTAAATAGATTAAAAAGTTTTAAGTACGGTTATAATAAAGAATATGATTTAGTAGTTATAAGTAAAAATGGCACTGTAGGTGCAATATATGATATACAAGGCTTTCGGATTGGTTTACCAATAATTAACAAAGCTTATAAAAAAAGTAATGTAAAAGCTGAGCAGCATTGGGAAAAGTTTGAATATCCTAAAGCATTAAGCAAAATTAAAAGTGTTTTTGATTGGAATAATTATCCTGACAATTTTAAAGAACAATGGTATAACTATATAGAGAATGAATTTAAAGCTAGAGAAGAAGGGTTTTCGTTCTACAATAATGGTACCCCTACTTACATTACTGGTTCTCATTACATGTACTTGCAGTGGACCAAGATTGATGTTGGGGCCGCAGAGTTCAGGGAATCTAACAGACTATTCTACATATTTTGGGAAGCCTGTAAGGCCGACAGTAGGTGTTACGGTATATGCTACCTCAAGAATAGACGGTCTGGGTTTAGCTTCATGGCATCATCAGAGACTGTTAGCCAGGCAACAATATCAAGCGATGCTAGATTTGGAATTTTATCGAAAACGGGTGCTGATGCAAAAAAAATGTTTACCGACAAAGTTGTACCAATATCCACGAACTATCCGTTCTTCTTCAAGCCGGTACAAGACGGGATGGACAGGCCGAAGACGGAGCTTGCGTACAGGGTCCCTGCCTCGAAATTAACTAGAAGAAAAATAGAATTAAACGAGCAGTTAAAAGATATTGAAGGATTAGATACTACTATTGACTGGAAGAATACAGGAGATAACAGTTATGACGGTGAAAAACTCAAGCTATTAGTACATGATGAATCTGGTAAATGGGAAAGACCTGATAATATATTAAATAACTGGAGAGTAACTAAAACTACATTAAGACTAGGTAGCAGAATAGTTGGTAAGTGTATGATGGGATCAACATCAAACGCATTAGATAAAGGGGGAGAAAATTTTAAAAGATTATATGAAAATTCAAGTGTTACTAAAAGAAACCGCAACGGTCAGACTAGCTCAGGATTATATTCTTTGTTCATACCTATGGAATGGAATTACGAAGGATTCATTGATAAATATGGAGTACCTATATTCGATACACCAAAAACACCAGTAACTAGTATAGATAAAAGTGAAGTAGATATAGGTGTAATAGATTATTGGCAAAATGAAGTAGATGGTTTAAAAACAGATCAAGATGCTTTAAATGAATTTTATAGACAATTTCCCAGAACTATGCAACATGCATTTAGGGATGAAACCAAACAATCTTTATTTAATCTAACTAAGATTTACGAACAAATAGATTATAATGAAGAAATTACTAAGTCAAGTTTAATAACACAAGGTAATTTTCAATGGTTTGGCGGAGTACGAGATACTAAAGTAATGTTTGTTCCAAACAATAAAGGAAGATTTTTTATTTCCTGGGTACCGGATAATAACATGCAAAACAAAATTATTTTAAAAAATGGGGCTAAGCATCCAGGCAATGAACATTGCGGAGCATTTGGATGTGACAGTTATGATATATCAGGCACAGTAGATGGCAGAGGATCTAAAGGATCTTTGCACGGATTAACAAAGTTTTCTATGGAAGATATTCCGCCTAATATGTTTTTTTTAGAATATGTTGCAAGACCTGATAATGCAGAAACATTTTTTGAAGATGTATTAATGGCTTTAGTGTTTTATGGAATGCCTATACTTGCGGAAAATAATAAACCAAGATTATTATATTATTTAAAAAGAAGAGGTTATAGAGGATACTCAATAAATAGACCTGATAAAAATTATAATAAATTATCTATTACGGAAAAAGAAATTGGAGGCGTGCCAAATTCAAGTGAAGATATGAAACAGGCGCATGCTGCCGCTATAGAAAGCTATATAGACGCTTACGTAGGATTTAATAATGATGCCTATGGTGATATGTATTTTTTAAGAACGCTTAATGACTGGTCTAAGTTTAATTTAAATAATAGAACAAAATATGATGCTTCTATTAGTTCAGGATTAGCTATAATGGCTTGTAATAAAAACAAATACGCACCTTCTGCTAAAAGAGTTTTTAAGCCTATGGATATAGGAATAAAAAAATATAATAATGATGGTATTACATCTAAAATAATTTAAATAAATGGTTTACACAAATTATAACAGTTCATTCCCAGATCAGGTAGTACCAGATTCAGTAAAGAATAGTTATGACTATGGATTACAAGTGGCTCAAGCCATTGAAAACGAATGGTTTAAACAAGATATAGGTGGCGATAGATATTTGCAAAATTATCAAAACTATCATAGTCTAAGATTATATGCTAGAGGAGAGCAACCTGTTTCAAAATATAAAAATGAATTGTCTATAAACGGTGATTTATCTTATTTAAATTTAGATTGGAAAATAGTACCAGTTATTCCTAAGTTTGTTGATATTGTAGTGAACGGCATGACAGAAAAAGGTTATAAAATAAAATCTTTTGCTACTGATCCATTTGCATTAAAAGAAAGAACCAGATATGCTGCTAGCATAATGGAAGATATGTATTCACAGTCTTTTGTTGAAAATATTAAACAAACAACAGGAGCAGATCTTTATAATACTTCTAATCCAGAAAATCTTCCAAAAAGCAAAGAAGAATTAGAATTAGTAATGCAGCTAAATTACAAACAAGCTGTTGAAATTGCTGAAGAAGAATTAATAGAAAATGTTTTTGCTGCTAATAAATATAAAGAAGATCAAAGACGTATTGCATATGATTTAGCAGTATTAGGAATTGGGGCTTCAAAAACAAGTTTTAATCTATCGGAAGGTGTTACAGTTGATTATGTAGATCCTGCGGCAATAGTTTATTCTTATACAGAAGATCCTAATTTTGAAGATATATATTACGTAGGAGAAGTTAAAAATTTAAGCATAGCTGAAATAAAAAGACAATTCTCTTATTTAACAGACCAAGACTTACAAGAAATACAAAAATATAAAGGTCCTGCTAACACTAATTATGTAAGAAATTATGGAGGTCAAGATGATAATAACTTAGTATCAATATTGTTTTTTGAATATAAAACTTATACAAATCAAGTATTTAAAATTAAAAAAACAGATCAAGGTCTTGAAAAAACTATTGAAAAAGATGATTTATTTGATCCTCCAGAAAACGATAACTTTGAAAGAGTATCTCGTAGCATCGAAGTTTTATATACAGGAGCTAAGGTTTTAGGAATGAGTAAAGTGTTAGAATGGAAATTTGCAGAAAACATGACTAGGCCTTATTCTGATACTACTAAAGTTAATATGAGTTATGCAATTTCAGCACCTAGAATGTATAAAGGCAAAATAGATTCTTTAGTTAATAGAATAACTAGCTTTGCGGACATGATTCAATTAACTCATTTAAAATTACAACAAGTATTATCTCGTGTAGTTCCTGATGGTGTGTATTTAGATATGGATGGTCTAGCTGAGGTTGATCTTGGTAATGGTACGAATTACAATCCGGCGGAAGCATTAAACATGTACTTCCAAACGGGAAGCATTGTTGGAAGATCTTTAACACAAGATGGTGAATTAAATAGAGGTAAAGTTCCAATACAAGAATTAAAATCTTCTAGTGGTCTTGCAAAAATACAAGCTTTAATACAAACTTATCAGTATTATTTACAAATGATAAGAGATACAACCGGCTTAAATGAAGCTAGGGATGGAAGCTCTCCAGATAAAAATGCTTTAGTAGGATTGCAAAAAATGGCAGCTGCTAATTCAAATACAGCCACAAGACATATATTAAAATCTTTAATGTATATTACTATTAAAACTGCAGAAAACATAAGCTTAAGAGTAAATGATGCATTACAATTCCCATTAACACGTGAATCTTTATTAAGTAGTATAAATACATTTAATGTAGCAACATTAGAAGAAGTAGAAAATATATGCTTGCATGATTTTGGAATATTTTTAGAACTTGAACCAGATGAAGAAGAAAAAGCACAATTAGAACAAAATATTCAAGTTTCATTACAGCAAGGTAATATTGATTTAGAAGACGCTATTGATATAAGACAAGTTAATAATCTTAAATTAGCTAATCAACTTTTAAAAGTAAAAAGAACTCAAAAACAAAAAAGAGATCAAGAAATACAAAAAGCTAATATAGCTGCTCAGGGAGAAGCAAACGCAAAAGCTTCTGAAGCCGCTGCACTTGCTGAAGTTCAAAAAGGCCAAGCCTTAGCTGAAACTAAAATGCAATTAGAAAAAGCTAAATCAGATTACGAAATACAAAGAATGGAACAAGAGGCGTTAATTAAAAAGCAATTAATGGCTGAAGAGTTTAGTTATCAAATGCAACTAGCTCAAATACAAGCTAAAGCTACTACTCAAAAAGAACAAGAAATAGAAGATCGAAAAGATCAAAGAGTTAAAATACAAGGCACTCAACAATCAGAACTTATAGATCAAAGACAAAACGATTTATTACCCAAAAATTTTGAATCATCAGGAAATGATAATTTAGATGGATTTGGTTTAGAACAATTTGGGCCGTCGTAATTTTTATTAATTAATTTTATTATATCATGTCAACAGAAGTAAAACAAGAAGGAGAGTTTAAAATTAAAAAGCGAACTCCAAAAAAGTTAGTTAACCAAGAAGGTAACATAACTAAATTAGATTTAACAAAGCCAGGAAACGAACAAGGTGTTGTAATGCCTTCAGTACAAAAAGTTATTATTCCTAACGAAGAATTAAAAAAACAAAAAGATGCCGTTCAAGAGTCAAGCACAGCGAAATTGGATGTACATGAATCATCCGGAAATGGCGAAGAAGTGGGAAAAGGAAACACCGAAGAGCCAATTATTACCGAAAAAATTGAAGAACAAGAAGTAGAAGATTCTCCATTACAACAAATAGATAAAGTTGAAGAAGTTAAAACAGAAGAACCTTTAGAAGCAAAAATAAAAACTATTGATTCTCAGTCTGCCGCACCTGAGTTACCAGAAGGAGTAGATAAACTTTTAAAGTTTATGAAAGAAACTGGTGGAGATGTAAATGATTATGCTAGATTAAATGCGGATTATTCTACAGTAGATAATACTACATTAATTAAAGAATATTATAAACAAACAAAACCTCATTTAGATTCAGAAGATGTAAGTCTTTTATTAGAAGACTTTGATTATGATGCAGAATTAGATGAAGATAGAGATATACGCAAAAAGAAACTTGCGTTTAAAGAAGAAGTTGCAAAAGCCAAAAACTTTTTAGAAGATACTAAAAGTAAATATTACGAGGAAATCAAGTTGAGACCCGGACTTACTCAAGATCAACAAAAAGCTACTGACTTTTTTAACCGATACCAAGAAGACGAAAAAGCTAACGAATTAGTCAGAGACGACTTTATGCAAAGTACTAATAATTATTTTTCTAATGATTTCAAAGGTTTTGATTTTAAATTAGGAGATAAAAATTTTAAGTATGGCGTTAAAGATCCATCTGCAGTTGCTGATAAACAAAAGGATTTATCTGAATTTGTAGGGACGTTCCTTAACGAAAAAGGTAATATGAAAGACCCCGCTGGTTATCACAAAGCTATTTATGCTGCTAGAAATGCTGATACTATGGCAAGTCATTTTTATGAGCAAGGTAAAACCGATGCTATTAAAGAACAAATTGCTAAGTCTAAAAATATAACAACAGAACCTAGGCAAACTGCTAGTGGTGATGTTTTTGTTAATGGATTAAAAGTAAAAGCGCTTTCTGGCGTAGACTCTTCAAAACTTAAAATTAAAAACAGAAAATTTAACAATTAAAAATTAATTAATTATGGCAAATGTCATCCCAAGCTTTGGGGCAATTACACCGAGTCAACAACAACAGGCTCTTTCAACAAATTATTTACAATTCACAAACGCTGCTGGAGCTAACTTCTCCTCTTTTGCGCAACAGTATCTTCCTGAGATATATGAGCAAGAAGTAGAGCGTTATGGGAATAGAACACTTTCTGGATTCCTTCGTATGGTTGGAGCAGAAATGCCTATGACTTCAGATCAAGTTATTTGGTCAGAACAGAATAGATTACATGTTGCTTACAATGGAGTTACTAAAACCGCTGCTGGTGGTGACAACACTTTAACTTTTCCACTTGTGGCCGTTGCAGGTCCTACATTTGTAGACAACGTAATTTCAGTGCAAGATACTATCGTTATTATGAATCCAACTAATGGACTAGAAGTAAAAGCTTTAGTTACAGCTAGTGCAGGTTCTAATGCTGCTGGTTCTGCTCTTGGTACAATTACTGTTGCTCCTTATATTGGTGCTAGTGTAGCAACTACTTTAGGTGCAGCTGGAGCTGCTCTTGCTGGTCTTAAAATCTTTGTTTACGGTTCTGAATACAGAAAAGGAACAAATGATAATACCATTACAAGCATTACTCCTTCTTTCACTCAATTTAACAACTCTCCTATTATTATTAAGGACAGATACGAAATTAACGGATCTGACATGGCTCAAATTGGATGGATTGAAGTAGCTACAGAAGATGGAACTTCAGGTTACCTATGGTATCTAAAAGCTGAATCTGAAACTCGTTTACGTTTTGAAGACTATCTTGAAATGGCAATGGTTGAAGGTGAACTTGCTGCCGTAGGTTCTGCAGTCGCTGGTCTTGCTCCTACTTTTGGTGGAACTGAAGGTCTTTTTGCTGCTATCAATACTAGAGGTAATGTACTAAACAACTTTAGTGCTACTGCTGGTCTTGGAGAATTTGACAGTATTCTTAAGAATCTTGATACTCAAGGGGCTATTGAAGAGAACATGCTTTTCTTAAACAGAAAAACTTCTTTGGATTTTGATGATATGCTAGGTGCTATTTCATCAGGAGTACAAGGAGGTACTGCTTTTGGATTGTTTGAAAACTCTGAAGAAATGGCTTTGAATCTTGGATTCTCAGGATTTAGAAGAGGTTCTTACGACTTTTACAAAACTGACTGGAAATATCTTAACGATGCTTCTACAAGAGGTGGAGTACAGGTTTCAGGTATTGATGGAGTTCTTATTCCTGCAGGTACATCTACAGTTTACGATCAAATTTTAGGATCTAACATTCGTAGACCATTCCTACACGTACGTTATAGAGCTTCTGAAACAGAAGATAGAAGAATGAAATCTTGGATTACAGGTTCTGCCGGTGGTGCTTACACTACAGGAATTGACTCTATGGTAGTTCACTTCTTATCTGAAAGATGTTTATGTGTACAAGGTGCTAACAATTTTGTATTGTTTACTGCATCATAGTATTTTGATAAAGATAAGGCGTCATATATTTGGCGCCTTGCTTTATTTTTTTAATTATTTAATTTTATTATATCATGGCTAAAAAAGCTAACACAGCAGTAAAAGATGTTGAGGTTGCAACTCAAACAATTGAAAAACCAATTACTAAAACTACTCAACAGCCTAAAAAGCCTAGTTGGGAAATTAAAGATAGAACGTATACTTTGCTTGGACATCATTCTCCAATAACATATACAATACCAGCGAGGCATAGCGCTAAGTATCCTTTGCTTTGGTTTGATGAAGAATCAGGCGAACAAAAAGAATTAAGATATGCAACTAATCAAAACTCCGTATTTGTACAAGATCAAAAAGGAGAAGCTACATTAGGTCATATTATTTTTCACAATGGTACACTAAGTGTTGGTAAGCAAAATCAAAACTTACAAAAAATGCTTTCTTTATACCATCCTACTAAAAATGTAAAATATAAAGAATTTGATCCAGTTGAAATAGCGCATGATGAATTAGACGATTTAGTAATAACTATTGAAGCTTTAAACATGGCTAGAGAAATGGATATTGATATAGCAGAAGCTGTATTAAGAGTTGAGATTGGATCTAAGGTATCTGAGATGAGTTCTAAGGAGATTAGAAGAGATCTTATACTATTTGCCCAGCGTAACGCAGAGCTGTTCATAGATCTTGCTAATGACGATAATGTACAACTTAGAAATCTTGCTATAAATGCTACTGAAGCGGGTATTATATCTTTATCTCAGGATCAAAGAACATTTAATTGGGCTTCTAATAATAGAAAATTAATTAACGTTCCTTTTGATGAAAATCCATATTCAGCTATGGCAGCATTCTTTAAAACAGATGAAGGTGTAGAAATTTATAAATCTATAGAGAAAAAACTTTCATAACGTGTAATATTTATAATATGTAGAGCCGTCTTTTGGCGGCTCTATTATTATATAACAAAAAATAAACAATGGCAATAAATGTAAATACTGTATATCAAACAGTTTTGTTGATATTAAATAAAGAACAAAGAGGCTATATGACCCCTGATGAATTTAATTCAGTGGGTACTCAAGTTCAACTTGAAGTATTTGAAAAATACTTTGAAGATTTAAATCAACAAATACGTGTGCCACAAACAGATTTTAATTATTCTGATAGAGTAGAAAATATAGATGAAAAAATAGCTATATTTAAAACATTTGGTAATGCTGAGTATAAGCCTTTGGCAACTACCACTGATAAACCTTTTGCTTTACCAACAATAGATTCTTATGGAATTGCTGTTGATTTTTACAGACTAGGAGAAGTAACGCACAATAATGAAGTTCTTGTTCAAAGACTTCAAAGAAATGATTTTTATACTTCAGAAAAATCAAAATTAACTAAAGCCACAACAACTTTTCCAACATATTTGTATGAAAATAATTTACTTTATGTTAGACCAACAATTATAATTAGCAATATACAAGTTGATTATATTAAAAAACCTTTAAATCCTGTGTGGGGATTTACAGTGGGTACCTTAGGGCAATATCAATATGACAACAGCGCTTATAATCCCGCAGCAGTACCAGCTACAGGTTCAAGAAATTTTGAACTTCATGAATCAGAACAAACTGAGATTATATTAAGAATATTACAATATGCTGGAATAATAATAAGAGATCCCCAAATAATACAAGCCGCCGCGCAACAAGTGCAAATGGATGAAATGAATAAAAAAAGCTAATAAATTATGGCCAAACCTGATGGTGGTTTAATACAAGAAACCAATAGACAATATTACGAAGGCGCACAAAGTTTTGTTGCAGATGGAACAAACAATGTTTTTACAGCTAACTTTAATACAAATTTAGTTTTTGGAAGTTTTGACCCTAACGTGTTTAATTATGGATTAAATAATTTTAAATTGTTTACTAGTCCAACAGGTTTAGCGGGTTCTTATACAGAATATATTCAAGCTTATACTGTTGTTAATAATGTTATAACTATAACCGCAGTCCCGCCCCAATTTACTGTAATAGTAATTCAATTAAAAGTATTAACCGGTGGCAATTATGGAAATAACGATACATTTGGAAACGTTGTAGAAAACAATTATGGAGGTTACCAATATATAACTATACCAGAGTTAATTACAAATTTTATGGTTGGTTATGTTGGAGCTGGTAAAATAATATCAAGTGTAAAAAGAACTGATGTAATATTTCACGCTAAGCGTTCCTTACAAGAATTTAGCTATGATACATTAAGAAGTATAAAATCACAAGAAGCAACTATACCTCCTAATTTATCTATTCCAATACCTCAAGATTATGTAAATTATGTTCAAATGTCTTGGATTGATAATCTAGGTGTTAAACATATTATATATCCTACAACTTTAACATCCAATCCAGAAAGCTTATTACCACAAGATTGGCAAGGTATACCTATACAAGATAATTTTGATGAAGATTTAGACTCTACTTCAATAACTGAATCAAGATGGGCTAATGCTAATGATAATTTAATAGTAGGTAATGTTAATAATAATGCTATAAACAGCGGATTAGTACCTAATGGAGAAGGTGGTTTTATAGAATCTTTTTTAGGTCAACGTTATGGATTAGATCCAGAAACATCTCAAACAAACGGATGGTTTACTATAAACAATAGAGAAGGTAAAATGTCTTTTTCTAGTAATTTAAGAAATAAACTTATTATTTTAGAATATATATCTGATGGTCTAGCATATGATCAGGATATGAAAGTTCCTAAAATGGCCGAAGATGCAATATATTCATATATAAATCATGCTGTATTGGCTACTAAAGCAAATACCCCTGAATATTTAGTTAATAGATATAAAAGAGAAAAAAGTGCAAAACTAAGAAATGCTAAAATTAGATTGTCTAATATTAAATTAGATGAAATAGTGCAAGTAATGAGAAATAAATCTAAATGGATTAAATCATAAATTAAATGGCTGAAGTTAAAAATGCTTTTATTAAATC